AGCCCGAGTAAAATCAGAGAGTGGGCGAGGTTTCTCTGAAGTTCCAAATGATTTAAACCCATAACTGCTGTAACGCCGAAGTTGTGGCGCGGATACCTGTGGCTAAAGCGCCTGCAGGTCCGGGGGCGTATGACATGCCCGTTAACAGCGAATTCATGATTTTCTTGGCACGCTCCCAAGCGCCGGCATTTTGGTGGTATGGCACGGCGATAGGTGAGAGTTTGGCTACTTCCCGATAGAGCTCGAGGGCGGTGTTGTCAAGTGGCGGTGAATCATGAGCGGACTGGTAGAGCGCTGAGTTGGAGTTAACTCGGTACTCAATACAAGCCCACACTTTCATCAGCGCGTTGTTGACGGCAGCGGCTGGCGAGGAAACTCGGATAACGAGTGTATCCATGTTCCCAACACCAAGCATGTCTCCCAAGAGAGCTCCAAATTGGTTGTTTGGATTTCCCGACGTTCCAAGCATGGGGGCTTGGGACATCCCTTCAAGTATGGGTGTGAATTCGAATTCGGGTTCATTGCAGAGCGAGGTCATGTACTCGCCTTCAATGAACGTACCGGCATAGTTGTCGGGGGAAACGGCTGAGACGCCTTCAAGTCCGTTGATAAACCATCCAGTTTGTTGGATGACTTGCGGGGCAGTAGTTGGGATGGTGACTGCGTAGTTTTGCTGTTGCATCTTCAATGGGATCTTCCAACAGGTCACTGATCCGGCAAACTGCATCAAATTTGACGTGGGGTAAATTCCAACGTTAAGTGACGCGTACCGGAAAGCTGTGACTTGTTCGGCTCTCTCATTGACTGCTCCAGGGGTGACTACGCCTGCTGAGGTCACAGTGGAGGTTTTCCCGAATAGGGTGGTGATTCCGGGAAAATAAGTTGGTATCCACTGAGACGCGGCTGTCGGAAAGCTTCCAGCTGCGACTTCACAACTATAATAGGCTACACTTGGAGTAGGAGCCACAAGATAGAAGGTATCTTTCGCTGCTGTTGGGCTTATCGACTGCGTCAGCACATCCTTTCTCACCAGCACTTTTCCCTGAAATGAATCAGGGATGCCTTTGCCGGGATCGGTGTTGAAATCCGGCGAGGCAAAAGCGCATTGTAGGAAAGCGTGGCCAGCCTCGGACAACTTAGCACGAGGAATCCGAGGGGCCCGCTTTCGGCGAGTCCTTCGGGCCATCGGTTTTGGTTGTTGAGGCTGTGGGTTTTGGCGGCGTCGACGTTGTCTGCGGTTGCGTTGAGGCATTGTTGTTACGTTTTCTGCGGCGATTTCTTGATGGGTTGCTCTTCAAAGAGGTCGGCGAAGGCTTCGGCAAGTTTGTCGATTTTTGCTTGGGTAACGACTGGGCCTTCGATTCCTTTGTCGCAGTAGCTGTCATATTTGGTGACGTGCTGGGCGACGGTTCTTTTGAAATGTTCGGCTGAGGTGCGTTTCCACTTTGCGAAGCTTTCGCGGAGTTCTCTGGCGTTTGTTGACATTTTGGTATTGATGTGGGCATGGGTCCAACAATTTCGTCTCCGAGCACAGCGCGAAGCTTGTGTTCAACGGAGTCTCCATTGTCAAGGATTCCTTGCGGTATACTATCAAGGGTCGTAGCTGATCGGATGGCTAGCTCAATATCAGAGATCTCAGAAATTGAATAACCAAACAACGCAGAAAAGCTCTCACGAATGGCCTGAGGATTGGTCTGGGGCCAAGCCCCGTTCTCGATCTTGTAGTCTTCTTCATGAGTCAGATTTTTCGCGTTGAGGCCAGTAATTCTGAGTACTGTTTCAGCCCAAGCTGCTATTATTGGTGTCTGGGCGTCAGTTGTGATGTATCCAAGCGCTTTGTTGGTCGCTGCTTGTTCTCTGCTAATGCTAGCGTTCATAGGTGATAAATGAAGTTTGGAGACGGTTCTCATAGGGATGGCGTAACTGTCGGTCATTGCAGCGGGAGCCACGAAGACTCGGCCGCAAAAAGCCACAGGTTCGGCAATATCAAAAATTTCTTTCTTCAACTGCAATCCCAGATCGATTGCCACAGTGTCCATCGCTTCCGATAGACCAGGCAAGTTCTGGTCGATTCCATCATCTCCACAGTACAATCCGAGATTGTCCCATGCTTGCAATATGCTATGTCCGATCATCCTAAGAGCACAATACGCATTGAAGGCATTGATGATCGTGTTCCCATCAGTGGTGAATGGACTACCACTTTTAGTTCCGAATCCTGGGTTGTACTTGAATCCGGTTGATGTTGTCGCGCGCTGAACATGGTCCTCTTCAAAAATTTTCCTCATTTGTGCTTTCACAGAGTGAGAGCACCAACGAAGATAACATCTCTGGACCACGTTCTTTTGTAACCATTCGCTGATGGTTCCGTCGAAGCGGCTGTAATCACGTGCAATCGATCCGTTTGGCTGAACAATGCATCCAACTCTCTCGGCCAGGACGACGGGTCTCTTACCTGGGCTATACCATTTCATATTCCTCAGAATATCTTCTTTGAAAGGGTATGTGAAAGCGGAAGCTGCTATTGTATGTTCTGTCGAAACGGTGGTGATATTTCGAGGATCATTCGTTCCATTTGACGGCTCGGCTTTGATAAACGTCCGCAACTTGTTCATGTATTCTCCTGTTATGGTGTTCTCAACCAGTTTAGATCGATTCCGTTGGCTGGGGCGATTTTGTCGCTCAACGACCTCGGAATGACTAATTGGGAGTCCAACATTCGGATCTTTCACAAGCAGGTTGGCAAATTCCTCGGCCCAGAGGATGTATTTCTGGGGTGGAACTTTGCCATTTGATGTTCTCAGTACTCTACCTTCGATTGAAGCTCGATCATTGTTATGAGAGCGACAAGGGAAGACATTTCCTTGAGTCACCAAACTCGGAGTAGTTTGTCGGCCGGATGGTTTGCCGTCTTCGGTCGCTAATGGTCCAGCGGCCTGGTAGTTGACTTTGTTACAATCAAGTCCCGAAGTGGACGCCGTAACAGCAGGCTGAATCTTCCGCATCAACTTGAAAAGGATTGCGGCATCAATAGCTGCGTTGGGCATCTTATGTGGTCCTTGCGCCATTAATCTCTCGAGATCGGATATCATCGGTTTAGACGAATTCTCGAATCTCTCAAGCAAGGCAGCATAGAGTCTTTTGGGGACGGTCACTGAAATGTCAGACCCATTGTCTGCTAATGAATAGGTCTGTGCTGTGTGGTCTTCAACAGCATTGACCCCATTAGTCAAATAGGTCTTTCTTTTCAGTGGCCCACATTCCTGCAGGAACTTGTAGTATGGGTATGGAACGTGATAAATCGGACACAAGCAAATAATACGCCGTGTTGGGTCGGCTTCCAATGTGTGTTGCTCCACCGCGTAAGTCACAAGAGTGCCATCCTTTCGAATGGCGCTCGCATGACTTCCAGTATAGTCCCAAATGGGGTGGCGGTATGTTGCGCCACCAGAGACGTTGTATGTTATTACGTCATCCTTGATGCTGAAGTTGGCGTTTCCTTCCGGAATTTCGCCTCCGGCAGTTGTCGGCACAAAGGTGTAGATCAGAATTGGATTTCCAAAGGACAACCATGCGTTCATGTCTTCATAATAATCATTATCGATGAAGACGAGCACATGTTTGTCGCCGATCTTGTCTTCCTTATAGGTCATCATCAAGTCCTTTGGGATGTGGTACGGTGTGTAGCCAGCGTGTTTGTCTCTGGCTGACATTGAAACATTATATGGAGTGTATCCGGCATCTTTAATCACTGTCTCGAATCGTTTTGAGACACTGGTCCGAAGGGAAGCTGCTTCACCGTGGGTGTGCTGCTCGCTCATCGGAGTCATCGGAATTGCACGGAGCTGATTGAACAACTGGGCGCGAAAGTCTACAGGAACTTTGGTGACATGTTCCGAGACGAAGGCGCTGCGCTTGTTCAACTTCGA